AACCCAGATGTGGTCTTTCATCGGCTTGTGGTTCAGCCTGCGCATGTAGAGCGCCTGCATCACGGTTTCCGTTGAAATGTCGGGAAGGTTCGGCTCACGCTTCTCCGCCTTGGCCTTGTGCATTTCCTCAACCATTGCGTCCCACGCTTTGATTGCCTTGGCAAACTCCGCGTCCTTCACGATTCGCCACGTCACGATGCCGGGAATTTTCCGCTCGCGCGCTTCGATGACCGCAGACTCGAATACCTGCGGCGATACGGGCGATTGAGGGAGCAACCTGCGAGAACGGCAAAGGTCTGGCGTGTAGTGGTTGATGCACGGCGGCACGTCTCCGGTGTCGCTGCCTGCTAGCTTTGCGCCCGCCGTGATGAGGCTAAGTGCAAGCTCCTCGTCTGTTGTCTCGAAAATTTCCATGTGGTTTGATTGACGTTTGCGGGTTCCGTCTCCCGGCCTTTCGGCGGTGTGAATGGTTAGCCTTGAATCGAAGTGTAAAGCTCTGCCGCTGCCCACGCGCCGATGACGGCGGTGCCGGTAGCGGCGTCTGTGACGGCGATGGCGGCTTTGATGTCGAGCATGTCGCCGGGTAGCAAGCCCGAGGACGTGAGCGCGAATGAAGTCTCGGCTAGCGTCACGCTGCGGATGCTGACGGCGGCTCCGGCGTAAAGGTTTGCGCCAACAGTGCGGTCGCGGCTGACCTTGCGCACGTCCACGATGAGCGTCGCGGCGGTGTCGGCGATGGTCGTGATACAACCTGCGGAAAAACGCACCGTTACGGTCGCGGCGGCGACGTAGGACGGCGGCAGCACTTTGAGGCAGCGAGCGTAGCGCGTGGTCGCGCCCGCCCCCTTTAGGTCGCTGGTGCCGATGTAGCTGCCAGCCGTGCCGTGCGTGCCGGTGTAGTAGCCGAGGTCATCGGTCGCGCTAGTCGCTGGCAGAACGGTGCCCACGGCATCCCACACGCGCCAGATGTCGAATGGCAGCGGGAGTATCTGGTTCGTGTCCGTGGCGAGCGATGAGCGCGGATACGATGGCAGGTTTCCGGCAACGGCGAGGTTGCCCTGAATCTGCACATTCGGAAATACTGCCGTGTCCGTGGCCATAGCTTAGGCGACTGCGAAGCGGCTGGAATACTTGGCCGTGACTTTCTTGAGGCCGTTGCGCTCGTTGTCCACGGTCGCGGTGTCGCGGTAGAATCCACCAGCCGAGCGACCAAAGTAGGTGGTCGAATTGACGGGCACGAACGCCGTGTAGAAGTTGTGGACGAAAAGGCTGCTCACCGTGGTGATGTCCAGCGTCTCGCCTTCGATGTCGAGTTCGCCCTGAGGGTCGCCGACAACTTTGCCGCGCGCCTGCCCGTTGATGCCGGGAATCCACTCGTTAATTTCCGGTGAGACGGTGACGGAAAACTTGGAGCAGTTGATGCCAAGCTCTTCGCTTGCGATGCCCCAGACTCCGTTGGTGAAGGATACGAGTTGAACGGCCATGATTAGGATTTGGTGGGTGTTGCGGGTGCGGGTTTCGAAAGTTGTTTTTCCAGCGAGGCGAGTTGCTGTTTTTCGTCGGCGATAGTCGCGCTGCGATCCACGTTGTCTTTCAGCGCCTCGATCGCGGCGATGGAACTGCGCAATCCTGCGGCCATTTCGCGGAGTTGGGTTTCCTGCTGTGAAGATAGCGCCATAGTGGTTCGCTTCTACGTCAAACGCTTGCGACTTGCAAGGGAATTGTGCGGGTGAACACGCGAAAATTGCTGCGCGTTTCCATCGTCGTCCTTGCGGCCTCGGTCATTACGAGCAGCCATGTGAAATTCGCTGTGACGTAAGCGGATGTTGCCGGGGATACAAGCGAAGCCTCCACTTTGGCAAATACATCGTTCGCCTCGTCCGCGTCGCGGTTGACGGTGTGGAATGAAACGTCGAGTTGCGCGGCGTAGGGCTTCTGCCCTTCCAGCATTTTCTCGCCAACCTCGGCCTTCACCACGATGCGCTCCGTCGCTGTCTCCGCGCTGCTGTTGAACGCCTCAACCTGCAAGTCGAATGGCAGCGTTGCCGACGCCCGTAGCGCCTGAATTGCCCACGCTTCGATTTTGTTGCCGATGGTCTGTTGCATTACTCGGAAGCTGTTGGGTCGCCAACTGTGATGTAAAAAATGCCGTCGCGCTCGTCCACGTCGAGGATGACGTGATCTTGCCCGCGCACCGTTACTGGCGTGAATTTCGGCGGCTCGCCATTCGGGAATTTCACCGTGTCGGCGTAGTCAGTGAGCAAGCTCTTTTTGATGGCAAGCAACTGCGATCCAGACTCGCCGACTCCGCCTGGCAAAAGCACGTCGCCGAATGCGTTCGTGCCGATGACGCACGGGATCGCGCTCATCGTGCCAATGGTCGCGACGCAGGCGGTGCCGTATTCTGCCGATTGGCAGGCGGCTAGTTCATCGTGTGCAGATGCAAAGGCGTTTGCCATTCGCGCACCTTAGCGGCACGCGCGGGAGTGTCAAGACAACGCGTCGAGCACGGTGCGGGCGGCGGCTTCCCATGTCCAGTTCGGAGCGGGAGTCATGTGTGGATAAAGCAGCGAGTGCATCATTGCGCCCTTCATCGCGTATGTGATTTCCTCAGGCGTTTGCACCGCCCAATGGTTCTCATCCTTGGTCGCGTAGATGCGGTGAGTGATGGCCTCGCGCACGTCCGCATGGCCGGTCATTGCGTTCGCTACGATGCGCCGCCCGCACGATGCGTATTCTTGCAGCACAAGGTTATTGCCGCCTTCGCACCGATTCGGGAAAAGCCCGAAGTCGGTGTGCGCCATCTCGCGCGCGAGGGCCGCGTGACTGAGTTGCGGAAGGATGGTGAACTGCGAATCGGTGATGCCGTTGTTGCGCAACAGGCTGCGGAAAAACTCCGGCTGAGTTGCGCCGTGCGCCAGCGGGCTGATTACCTTAGTGTGCGCCATCGTCTTGAAAAGCGCAGGCCAAGGGTTGTGCCACGCGCAGACAAGGTGCGCCTCGGGATGCACCTTGGCGAACTCGCGGAAGGCGGCGATCACCAAGTCCTGCCCTTTGCGATACTCGAATTTGCCGCCGCTGAAAATGCGGATCGTGCCATCGGGCGTGCGCGGCGGTTGCGGTTTGAAGATGTCGCCGTCAACTCCTTGGATGAGCACGCGCGTATTGAGGATGCCCGCCTCGATGCATCGCTGCTGGCACCATGTCGAGCCGACGAAACACACGTCGAATTGCGCGGCGTTCTCTCGCGCGTCCGGTTCAAGCGGCGACTCGAAAAAGTTCATGCACACGTTGACCTTCCCTCGCGCTGGCGCGAGCGGGCGGAATGCGCCGTCAACCGGCATAAAGCACACGTCAATCGGGTCGTGGTTCGATGTCACCATGACGAAGTGCTTGTCGAGTTCGCGATACATGTTGGCGTTAAACACGCCCCATCCGTAGCCGGTGCCGGGAGTGCCTGCGAAGTGCATGGTTTTCATAGCTTGCGAGCAATCACGCTCAGATATTTGTCCGGCCCTGCCATAGTTTGCAGGCCAATCTCGCGGACTTCGTGAAGCTCAAAGCCTGAGCGGGCAATAAGAAATAGCCATGCGTCCTTACCGAGAACGCTGTAATGGTTCAGATTTGCGACATGGTTGCATGGCGTGTCAGGCATTGGCACTTCCACGTATAGGATGCCGCCCGGTTTAAGCACGCGCGCAAATTCGTGTAGCACAAAAAAAGGAATCACGGAATGCTCTAAGACGTGCCGCGCCCAAATGCAATCGAACTCATCCACGTAAAAGTATTCCCCGATGCTGTGCATGTCGATGAACGGGATTCTGTGTCCCAATAAAACGCACGCTTCTAAATCCTCTCTGTTAATCGTTGTTCCGGTAACGTCGAAACCAGACTTGCTGAACCATTCAAGCGCCGGGCCTTGCCCGCAGCCCACGTCAAGCACACTCGCTCCCGCTGGCAGCATCGCGGCGACAAGCGGTGCCATCATGTTCGTGATTTCAGAGTGCTGCGCGGTGGCGGGCTCGGGGTAAGTCTCCGCTGCGCGCGCGGCCATGAAAGATTCAAGCCGGGTGTTCATAGCAATTCGCTGATTTGTTTGATGACGCCTTGCCAGCCACCTTCACGCTCCTGGCGAAACAGGCGCATCGTCGGATACCATGGCGAGTCGCTGCGACCAAGCAGCCACCGCCAGTCAGGGGAGTGCGGTGTCAGCATCCAAACATTGCAGGACAGCGCGCCAGCGAGATGGGCAATGGCGGTGTCCACGGTAATGAGCAGGTCGAGTTGCTGGAGCGCCTGCGCGGTGTGAGTCCAGTCGCTTATAAGTGGCGCGAGATCCGTCACGTTGCGCAGCTTGGCTACCTCATCGGCGCGCGGGCCGCACTGGAGCGAGTAAAAAGAGCATTCAGGGTGCGCGTCCACGAGAGGCTGGAATAACTCTGGCTCGAAGCTCCTGAACTCGTCGCGACCGTGCCGAGGCGAGCCGGCCCAAACCAGCGCGACATTAAATGATCCAGCCTCAAGTTTCTCGTCGGATATGATACCAGCGCCGCCGGTCCTGATATACGGCACCGCGCTTGGTATTGACGCGAGCGTGGTGCCCATACGAAACGGAAGGCTCATGGTCGGGACGTGGTAATCATAGGCCATCTCGCTGGCATCCGTCACAAAAGCGTCCACGCCGTCGGCGGTAAGGATGATATTTTTAAGCGCGGCGTCTCCTCGAAAAATAATACGGCAACCAGGCCACTGATTTTTAAGTTCCGCGCAGTAGCGGACCATCTGAAAAGTATCTCCGTAGCCCTGCTCCTGAGTGACGAGCAGCGTCTTACCGTCCAAACACTCGCCATTCCATGATGGAACATCCGTGATAAACAACTTCGCCGGGAAACTGTCCACAAAGTGCCTGCTTTCGTAGAGCCTGAATCCTTCCTCTAAGTCGCCAAGCAGCAGCTTGATCATCCCGCTGCTAAACTTCGCTCCGTGGCTCTCCGGGTCGAGATTCAACACGGCCTCAAACTCAGCATCCGCCGCGTCATACTTGCCCTCGTAGCGTAGCGCGTCGCCAAGATTTACGCGGGCAGCAGCGTTTGTCGGGTCAATCTGCGTGGCGAGGTTGAAGCAAATCGTCGCCTTCGCGTGGTGCCCGACCTTAAGCATCATCACGCCGAGGTTCGACATGGCGTGTGCCTTAGTGTCCATCTCAACACCAGGGCACGTCAGCACCTTCTGGTAGCACTCCGCCGCTGCGTAGCGGTCCGACGGGTTGTCTGCCGTCGCCTGCAATGCCGCGCCGAGATTAAACCACACGGCGGCGTCCAACGGGTCAAATTCAAGATGCTTACGCCAGAGCGGGATCGCTTCGGCCCACTTTTTGTCGCGCTGCAAGTCCTGCGCACGCTGGAGCGCTTCGATGTTAATGGTTCGTGCGGTCATAAATCCTTTCGGCCGGCCAGCGCGCGGCGAACTTCATCGCCCATTTCCTGCTCTGGAAATAGCTCGATTTCGTTGTGACATGTGACGCAGCAAAGACACGCTTCGCGTAGCTGCTCTGGCGTGGTAATGTTTCGGCGCTTGCGGCTGTGCGCGAACGTGAGAAACATCCCGCGCTGGCATCCGATCTTGCGGATCTCGCATTGCGTGATTCCGAGTCGCACACACTCCGCCTTGAGTTCCTTGCGTGCGGCATTCCATTCGCGGCCTTTCTTGCCGATGCGTTTTAGCGGAGTGCGTTTCACTTCGTCTTTCTTTTTTTTGGCTGTCGCCCGTTGCGACGAGCAGCAGCAGCCTTGGCGTCGCTCTTGATGCTTCCAAGCGCGGCGGCGGCTGAGACGACGGGCGCAAACGCCACCTTGATAAAGCGACGGCCTTCCGTGATTTTCGTCTCCGTGACGACGCAGATGCCAAGGTCGCGGGAATTGATCGTGGTTCCTTGCGCTGGAAACGGCTCGCGGGCCGACCATTCGATCCAGTCTTTTTCGTGCTTCATGCGCGCATCAAGCCATCGTTGGCTTTAATCGTCAAGTGCAAAAGCAAGGGCCGCTCAGATTTCTCCGAGCGGCCCGAGATGAGTACCAACCCTACGCGAAACTTAGAAGCTGCCGACGCGGTTCTTGAGACCGACCATCACCGCCGAAGTCGTGAACGTCGCGGTGGTGCTGGTAGTCAGCGCCTTGAACTGCACGTAGCGCCGAACCGCCTTCGGATCGAGCGCGACCGTGGCGAGCGTGCTGGCCGCAGTGACGGCAGCGAACGTCGGTGTCGTGAGCGCCGTGAACGTGGTGTTGTCGGCGCTGTCGAGTAGCGAATAAGTGATCGTCGCGCCGCCGTCCGTGTTTGCACCGGCAGCGGAAAGAACGATCATCAGATTGCCGACGTAGCCGGTGAGGTCAACGCCAACGCCGGTCTGCGTTCCAGCAGCCACGAGGACGTGTTTGTTGAGCAGCGTGGTGGCGGTGAGTGCGCCGTTGAGATCAGGATTGAGTGCCATAGGTTATGCGGTTTTCTTGATTGGTTGTGCGGTGGATTTTTGAGCGGGTTCAGGCTTTGCTTGCGGCAGTATCTCCACAACGTCGTGCGTCATGGCGAGCTTACGGTAGATGTCCTCAGGAAGAAGCACTTCGTCGCCCTCATTGAGGGCTTTGCCGTCGTGCGTCGTTCCTCGGACAACTTTGCAAATGCGGTCAGGCATGATTAGTTGGTGGAGACGCAGAACGACTTCGCGTGACGGAGCGCGACGCTCGTGAGTTGCTGCATGACGATGCGAACCTGACCCTGGAGCGAGAGCGAGTAGGGATCAACGATGATTTCCTGTCCTGCCCAGTCGCCGATGATGAGGTCGGCCCAGTTGCCGAAGAACACCGTGCCGGCGCTGGTGATTTGTAGCGTGGCGTCGGCGGGGTAGCCGTTCACCATACCGCCCTTCCAGACCGGGTTCGCGTTCGACGCGGAGATTTCAGCGGTTGCCTTTGTGCCGGCGCGGACGGTAGGAGTGGTGAGGTAGCCGAGGCTTCCCACATCCGCGTTGTTGTTCGCGACGTTCAACTCGAAGCGGAGAGCTTCGGCGTAGGTCATCGTGCCGGCGTTAGCCAGCGTGACGGAAGTGGAGAGGCCGGACGTGTTGTAGATGCCGAGCGGTTCGCCGGCACTACCTGCGCCGACGAGTGCGGCCTTATCCTTGGCGAGCGCCAGAACCTTCATCAGATCCTCGCGGACGAAGTTCTCGATGTCGGGGTTGTCGGTCTGCGCGAGAAGCTGGAGCGTGAAGGCGGTGGCGGCACCGAGGCGCTGAGGCGTGAGCGCAACCTGCCCAACCGTCTGGTCGGTGGCCGTAATGGTGCCATTCTCCGGGAGCCAGTAAGCGGTCGCGCCGCCAGTCTGCGCCGGAATAGCGAGATTACCGACGAGGCCAGAGAGGGTGCGGGCACCCATCTTCACGACCTTCATCTGGTTGCGGTAAAGCTCGATCATGCTCTGTCCCTGCGGGCCAGCCTGAACGAGCGCGCCGGCTCCGGTGAAGACGTTAGTGGAGAGCGCGCGGTGGGCCATCACATCGTTCGGCACAAAGAATCCGCCATTGGACTCGCGGCCAAGCTGCTTGGTGGTGGCGTCGTGCATCTCGCGCTCCAGACCTTCCCACTTCTTGCGGTTGAACTGGCCGAGGGCACCGTTCATCGCGCGGATGAGCGAATACTTGCTGATGTCACGCTGACTCGCGCCGATGTCTGGCGAGGTCGTGATTGGCTTGAGTTCGGGAAGCTCGGAGCGCATCAACTCACCTTGGAAGTCCTCGACGCGCTTGCCTTCGGCGATCATCCGCGCAGAGATAGCGTGGATTGCGGACGGATCAACCTTGCGGCCAAACACACCCTTTTCGCAGATGTGCTTTTCAAGATCCTGCACCTCGGCGATGCGCTTCCGCTCGACCTTGATGGCGTCCTCGCGCTCGGCGACGACATTGACTTTCGGGGTTTCGATGACGGGCGGTGCGGGAGTTTCTGGTGCCATATGTTTTGGTGTTGAAGTGTTTTTGGGTGCCGCAGTTTGTGCGGTGATGTGCTTTTGCGCTACGTTTGCGTTGCTGTCAATATCTTTTTGACGGGAAATGCTAATGCTGCGAAAAAGCATTCCAGCGGGCTTGTCGCCGCGCCCCACTCCGACAGTGATATCAGCGGGAACGGGTGCAAGGCTAGCCTCGTGCGGAGCCCACTTGAATTTGTAAATGGGGCAGCCATCTTTTGCGCCGATGCACTCTCCGTCATCGGTGATGCGATAGCCAACGCTCGTATTGCGTAGAGCGCCGCTTTTGGCGTCTGCTTGCATGTCCTTCGCAAACTGGCTTGATCCCCACTTGATTCCTCCGACGGTGATTTTTTTGCCATCGTTGGCATAGCTGGTAGCCGTCCCGAGCGGTTGGTTCGCATTGTGATTGAAAAGGATCGGCAACCCGGCCTTGAGGCGCGAATCGTCGCAGCCGCCAACTGCGTGATCAAGCACCTCGTAGTAGTCCTCGTCATTGGCGTAATCGTAACGCTTGTATGGCGTGTCGCTGGAAATGCTCATGGACATTTCGTCTCCGTCCGGCTCTCCGTCTGCGTGCGCGCGAACTTCGATTGTGGCGGAGCGGAAAAGCTGCTCGGGGATTTCGATTTGTTTTTTCATCGGATGAATAATTCTTGCGGGTCTCGTTGTTCGATCTGAATTGACAGCGGCTTGCGCTGCTTTTTCTTTGGCTTCTTGGATGGGCCTGGTTTGGATTTGCTCATGGGATAAGTTTCACACGCTTGGATTTTGTCATGTGATTTTTCTTAACGGGGGCCGGAGGCTCAACCTCGTCCGGTTCGTCTGGAGGTTCGTGAGCTTCAAGCTTAGAGGTAATTGCGGTAATTTCGCTCTCGGTCATCAGCGGGAATGCGGCGGAAATAAGCGCGGCGGCGGTGGCGATTCCGATCTCGCCGAGCGTCACTTTGTTGATGATGGAGAGAAGCCCTTCGATCTGTGCGCCGTTCAGTCCTGTGCCTTGGATGCTGGCGTTCTGAGCGGCTTCGGCTCCGTCTTCGCTGGACTGACCGAATAATCCTGCGTTCATCTCGACCGTCTTGCTCGTTGCGATACCGAACGCTTCCTTCATCATGTTGGCCTCGGCCTGCTCGAAAAGCATCGTCTCGAAGTCCACGCCGTATTGGTCGCATTCGTGCTGGTCGCTGCTGAAATGATTCGCGATGCGCAGCGCGGCGGCGGTCACTTCCTTCACCTCGTCAACCTGAGGCGTGCGCGGGCCTTGGAAGTGCGGGGCGTTGAACTTGTCGAACTTCGCCAGCGGCAACGGAATTTGTCCGGTCATCAAAGCCATCTCAAGCCACGCCTCAAAAATTGGGATCTCGGCGTCGTCGATGTCAAACCGCTGAATCATGTAGGTCATCGAATCCGTAGCGAGGCGCTGAAGTCTGCCGGCGCTGAAGTTGATCGCCTCGTAGTCGTTCGCTAATTCACTGTATGCGGCACCTGGCATTCCAGCTGCTTGCTCGCGCAGCATCGCCTTGCGGAAGTTTTCAAAGTTTCCATTCGGATGCTTCGGGTCCGACTCCGTGTATTCCACGCCCCAAGGCAGTCCGACGATGCTTCCCGGCGTGAGTTCCTGACGCGGGACACCAGTTCGAGGGTCAACGTCTGTCGGGACGCCACCCTCCGGGACGACGGTTGAGGATAGCCACCCAACCTTGCAAGCCTGCGCGCGGGCGGCGATGACCTCGGCGATGGCATACTGGCTGAGTTGCCGCGCAACAGGGATGCAGGACGCCACCCACGGAGCGGGGCGCGTGCTCTCGGCATCAACCGGGCGCGCGTAGTGGACGATCTCGCTGGCGGGAATTTCGTCGTGCAGTGCGCCTCCGTAGAAGTTGAACGCTCCAGGGACGCTGAATTGCCAGTCCTTCGGTTGGCGTTTGATGAAAAAGTAGCTGACCGGCTCACCAAGTCCCCACGAGTTCATCTTGTAGCGGATGCCCATGCGGACTTCATCGCCGTTTGGCATCGTGTCGTTGTAGAAGCGATCTACCCACTCGGCGTTGATCAGCTGTAGCGAGAAACCAAATTTGTTGACGTTCTTTCCGCGCACGAGACGGATGAAAAAGTCGCCGTCGCGGATGGCGCTCCAAAGGCGAAGTTGCCGGATCTGCGCGTAGGTGCGGGATTTTCGAACGTCGCAGTATTCCGCGCGCTGCCATTCCTTCCACTTGGCCTCGATGAGTTGATTGGCGTAAATGTCAGGGTCGCCAACCTTGATCACTGTCTGTCGTGAACCGTTCATTCCGAGATCACGAAGCAGCGCGAACGGCTTGTGTTCACGGCCCTCTTTTTCAGCCTGATAGCGAAGCACTCGATTGCGTCGATTTTCGTAGGCGCGCAGCGCGGCTTTCTCGTCTGGAGTGTAGATCACTCGGTCCTCGCGTTCCTTTGCCTTCATGCGTAGCATCGTTCCAGCCTCGCCGAACACGCTACCCCAGATGAGTTCGCGATACCTGACAAACGTGGGATTCGATTGCGCAAGCGATCGGGTGCGCGACGTGAGCAAATATGCGTTCATCCACACAGCCGCATCCTCGGATTGCGCCACGTTCACCCAATCGGAATTGGTGCCGCCAAGCGCAACGGATTCGCGGTAGTTGCGCTGGCCTTCCGCGCCTTTTTTTCCAAACAACCCTCGAATGTATTTGAACGGATTCACGACTGGTAAGGGTTGATGTAAGGAGCCGGCCACGCTGGCGGAAAGTAGGCATCAACGCGCCCCCCTGTTCGCTCGCCGCGCTGTGCCTTGAGTGCCTGCTGTTCGCGAATGACGGCGGCCTGATAATACACAAGCTGCTTCTGGTATTCAGACACCCCGGCGCGCTCAAACTTCTGGCCGTTGAAATCTACCACGCGCTTGTCAGTCGCGTTGAATGAAGCGAGAACGGTTTGCAGGAGAGTGACTTGCGCCTCAGAGAAACTTGGTGTGCGGGCCACTGAAAGATTCGGAAGAATCGTGATCAATCCCGTCTCCGCTGTAGTGCGCTGCGATGACGACGTGACGTAAATCGCATACTGATACTCGCCAGTGCCAGCCACCCCGAGGGCTGCCGTGGCAGCACTAGTGAGCGTGAAAAGGAAGTCATTACCGCTTGTGGTCGCGGCGGTGCTCGACGGCGTTCCCGTGCCCTTAACGAGCACGAGCGCAGCCGTCCATGCGGAGTTTGGATACCCGGCGTAGCTCACCGTAAAGTGAACTTCGTTGCCAGCCTCGATGCTGACTGGAACGCCTTGCGTTGTCGTGACTGCGGCCATTGTTGGCGCTGCGTATAACCGCACCGCGCCGGGGTTGCAAGCGTAAAACTGAGGGCGGTCACACACTCCATCCGCGACCACCTCCGAACCCGCCACCCACGACGACCGCAGACGTGACAGGCGCAACCGGCTTCGGCGCAGCGCCTTCGTTCTTTGAGGCGCGCGCTTCCTCGGCAAGCTGACGCTCGATGGTGTCCCAGTCCCACCCGCCCATGTCCTTGTTGCGGCGGAAGGCGGCGAGGTTTCCCACAAGCAAATCAAGAGCCTCGTTTCGGTTTCCGTCCGGGTTTTTGAATGTCTCCACGTTTTTTCCGTTCACGATTTTCCAAACCGAAAACTCGCTGACGACCTGACGGATAAACTCGTCCGAGTAGCACTTTCCGAAATGAATGAAGCCAGGGAGTGATTTTTCCTTGCCGCTGTGCCAGCGCAGCCGCTCGTAAATCAGCGACTTTGCGCACCATGTTCCGATGATAATTCCTTTCGCGTTTCCCTTCACGGTGCCCCACTTGTTATGCACGACGCTCTGCCACTGCGGAGCGCCTTTACTGATGCGGATTTTTCCAGATACCCCAGGGACGTGCACGCGCTGCAATCGCTGGAGTGTCGCCAAAACCGGATCGACCCGCCACCCGCCGTCAACTGTAGCCATGTGAAGCTTGAGATTTGCGCCGCTTTCGTGCGGGAACGTCTTGCGGAGATGCTGCGTCCACTCATCCCAAACTTCCGTTCGGTTCGTGTCGCCAAACAAAACGTAGTGACCGCACCCCCAACTTTCCTCGTCGCGCGCCCACGCCCGCCATTCCACTTCGAGCCGGTCAGCGTGCAAGTCGGTCATGCTCGTAAGCACAAGCGCACGAGCAGGGAGAACTACCTTCTCGTGCGTGGCGTAGTCCTCGCGCCCGTCGAGAATTGGCTGGTATGCCGGCGGAGGGATTTTTTCCGAGTCTGGATTCCAAAGCTCGGCCCGCATTTCGTTCACCCATACCTTCTTCACCTCAGATGAAGCGGCCATCGCGGATTCGTTTTCGGAAAATAACTGATGAAGCTTGGTTTTGTACCCCTTGCCTTTTGGGAAAAGCGAGTTGGCTCCGTTGATCCAGTAGCCACGCACCCCGTTAAACGGTGCGGTGGGGAGCCATTGTCCGCCGTCCACCATGCGCCGCCACTGCTTCTCGTCGTGGTCGGAGTCGCAGGATTCGCAAAAGTAAAAATGCAGCGTGCCGCTTTTCTTTGTGACGGCTTTGATCTGCTCGAACTTGAGCCACTGCCCAACCCCGCACTTGCGACATGGGCAGAACCATTTTCGCTGGTCGCTGGAGTCATACCACTTTTCGATGTTGCTGCGGTAGATTTTCTTTCCGGTCTCGTCTATCTCGGCAGTGAATGTTCCGGTGCTCTCCACGATCTTGACGGCCTCGAAGCCCTCAGTGCGTCCAAACAGCTTGGCGATTGGGTCGCCCTCACCCTGACTGCTGACGGGATAGGCGTCAACCTCGTGAGCCATGACGATCTTCGCCGCCATGCCGCGCGTCTTGCTCTTGCTGCCTGCGTTGATGATGTAGATGGAGCCGCCGTGGAACCGCTTGTATTCGATGGTGCGGCCAGTGTCCCGGCTGCGGCGCTCCACGAACACCCTAGTTAGCGCCGGGGTGGCTTCGATCATCGGCTCGATCACGTCACGCGAAAAGCGGTCGCTGCTGTCCTCCACGGGCCACATGCTGATGATGTTGCCGGGGTCGTCTGTGACGGTGCGCCCGATGATATTGCCGCACACGCCCTCGGTCTTGCCGCTGCGCCTAGCCATCCACAGGACAATCGTGTTCACCGTCAAATCGTCGGCGGCGTCCATTGGCTCCACGCACCACGGCATGACGGCGTGCCGATACGGGATGTCCTCGCCGTGCGTCAACGGAGATTGGCCGGCTGCGATGCGCCTTTCTTCCACGGCCCACTCGCTCGGCTTGCGTTTTTCTCGGAGTTTCCAGCCTGACCATAGCGCGTAAAAGTCGCGCCGGGTCTGCTCACGTATCCGCCTGAACTCCGGGTGCTGGATCGGTTTTTTCGTCGTCTGGCTCATTCGTTTTCTCTGGCTTTAGGTCCGGCAGCTTCACACCGCGAAGCTCTGCCATGACGGATTCTTTCTGCGCCTTGCTCAAAGTTTTAAGTCTTGAGATTCTGCTGACTCCGTGCGCGATAGCGTCGGCGAAGTCGTTCAGATAGTCGTCCCGGTAGCAGAGCGTGCCGTCCATCTTTGCGCTTTCCATCTCGGCGATGTCGGCCTCGGCTTTGAGTTTGCGCGACTTGTCCTCCTTGGCGGTGACTGAGTGGCGGTCGCGCAGATGGCGGATGTAAAGCGTGTTGCACTTAATCGCCTGCCATACGGCGTTTTCCGGTTTCGGGATGACGCCCTGACGCGCGAGCACATAGAGGTGCTCGCGCGTCACGTCGAGAAGTTGGGCGGTGCGGTCGGCGTTCCAGAGTTCTGCCATATCAGAGAAGGATCGCGCCGATGTTCTCGCGGGCTTTCCACCACTCACGATTGCTGGCGTTCACGTATTGCAGGAACCGGAACTTGCCGGGAGCGTAGCCGGCATTTACGTGCGCCTCGAAGGTGGCGCGAGCGTATGCCTCCCACTTGGCTGAATCGCCGGAGACGGCCAGCAGTGCGTCGGCGTTGTCAGCGAACCCGCCACCCCGCAGCGCGTCCACCGTGCGCGTCATGGACTCCCCTCGGACGTTGATGACCTCCCCCCACACATGCTCGCACTTGTCGGGACGGATGGCATCCCTCATCTCGCGGGCCATGCCGGAATAGTCGTCACCGGCCTGCGGCAGTGACGGGCACAACATGCCGTAGGTGCGACAGCCGGCGTCCTGGAGTTTATGGAGCGAGGCGATGCGTTTCGAGACAAGCGGCGTGCCGGCCTCGAACGCTTTAGCGAGAGGGTCGTTGAGCGTCCCTGTGGAAACGCCGTAGATGACCCGCAGGGCGGGTTTCAGCTTGCCGGCGACGGGATGGGCGTCGAGACCTTCGGCGACCTGTGGCAGCAACGTGGATTTCGATAGCAGCCGGATGTCCCACCGCGTGAGTTGCAGGATGAGCGCGCACGCTTCCACGGTCTCGCGGACCAGTTCCATGTTCGCCGCCACGTCCACGGACGGGCTGGCGTAGATGACTCGCCCCTGTTGCTCGGGGCCGTTAAACTTTGGCGAGCCGTTGCGGTCGGTGAGTTGCTGACGCATGATGCCGAGTGCGTTGAGCCGTCGCACCACGATGTCCTCGTGAGCGCCATCGGCACCGTGCTGAGACAGCCAAGGCACCAGCTTGCGCATCATGTCGGGCACGTAGCAGAAGGAGCACGAATAGGCGCACGCCATGCCAGTGCTGAACGTGGGGCCGTCGCATAGCAGCTTGTGAGAAAAGCCGCTGTCGAAGTTGATCACGGTTTTCGATGGGACGCTGAAAACGGGCTTGCCGTTCATGGTTTCGCGGCCACCACGGGCGGGCGCGGGTTTCGCGGAACTGAAAAGCTCCGGCTGAGTGGTTGCGTTCTTAGTCATTTTGTGTTTGTGTGGTTGTGCCGCCCCCTGTTGAAGCAGGTGTGCCCGTCTGGGTTTTGTCATTCTCCCGCCGGGCCGGGCGGCTTTTCTTTACGGGCTGAATGATGATTTGCAGGAGCGCGCGGAGCGCGAGCCCCCTCGGAGTGTTGCGACCGCATTCCCAATTCTGAAGCGTGTCGATAGGCACCCCGATGCGGAGCGCTGCTTCGGCCTGCGTGAACTTGTGGATCGCGCGGTAGGTTTTCAGGTCGGAAATAAGGTTCATGGTTACGCGGGAAGCGTAGCCGTTTTTCGGGTGTGACGCAAGGCATTTGTTGGGCGAGTTTGCAGCCACCGCGTCAGCCGTCCACCGTGCAGCCACCGCGCTCACGCTGCCACCCCCTGTTTCGCGCGCATGGTGTCCCATGCCCGCTTTGCTGATTCGCTGCGGGATGAGCAGATGACCTTCGCCTCGATTTTTGGCGGGCGCTTAACCGTCAGGCCAAGGACCGCGAAGCCCTCGGCCTGGAGCATGGCATCACGGACGTTGCCGCACGAGCCGCTAGCGAACATGGCAGCGGATGCCTCCGGTAGTTTGTAGTGGGACCGGAGCATGGCGGCGATTTCCTCACTGTCAGGCGCGGCCACCTCGACCGGCATAAAGCGAGTCGTAAAGCGTTCGGTCAGGCTTTCATGGCTGGCGTTAGATGTCGCGAGGATGGCCGTGAATGGCGGGATCTCATCCATGTAGGTAAGCATCAGGTCTTGCGCCATGACGGGGCAAAGATCCACTTCATTGATGACCTTGATTTTCCAGCCGCCAAACAGCGAGACGTAACGGACTGCGGCCTGCCATTCGCGCACCACGTCAATCGTAAGCGAGCGCCCGTTGATGGACTCGATTTCGACCGAGTGATTTGCAAGTGACTTGGCCACCGCGTTGGCGATGGTGGTCTTGCCTGTTCCTGGTGGGCCGTGGAATAGCACGGCGAGTTTCGCGCCGGGTTTCGCCGCTATGTTCTTTGCGTGACTGAGTAGCTTTGGCAGGATGGAACCTGCGGGACCGATGAGGGTTGGAGTTGTCATTTTTGGTTTGTGGTTTGTGGTTTGGTTCAGATTGAAACGGCGGTCTCGCGCATCCATGCTCGGCGCACTGCGGCTTCCACGCGTGGCTTGTCGCCATTGGCGGCGGCGAGCAGGCGCGTGGCCGGGACGCTAAACAGGTGCCCACCTGCCAAGATTTCTTCGCGCGGGATGTGTAGCTTGCGCTCGGCGAATGCCAGCGACCCCTCGACGCAGTTGCCGGCGGCGCGGCTGTCGGCGATCGTCACGCGCACCGTTGGCAAATCGCGCTCGAAGTAGAAGCGATCCCGCTCGGCGCGGTCCTCGCTTTCCTTTTGTTGCAGGCGACGTTCGGAGTTTTCTTCAAGTTGCTCGATGAGTTTTGATGGCTTGCCGGTGACGATCTCCTTTGTGGTCGGGTGATAATCCATGCCATCGGACTCGCGGACGATGTGGACCCCATTATGATCCGACGCCCACCGATAGCCGTCAGGAATGGTGACAGCGCCCACGGTCTCGTGAATCATCCACTCGCATCGGGCGGGCGCTTTCGGGTTGAGCCATGCGAACGCGCGGACGTAGTTGTCGTGGGTGGCGCGGACGTATTCAGCGCGCCCGTCCTTAGCGACCTTGGGAAGATAGCGCTGTTCGACGACGCCACCCCCATCGCGCCAGATATAGTGAGGATCGGAGTGTGTGCCGTGGCTGGATTCGAGGCACGCCGTCAGCGTGGCGTCCTCGCCGGTCATGGTGATTGAAGCACCAAAGCGGCGGGCGATATGCGGATCAATCGTGAGCAGGTGAACGTCAGTCACCGGCGGAATGGCTTTCGACTGCGACTTAATGCCAAGATTTTTCCGACTGCGAGCCACCGCGGCGAGCGCCGACTTGCGTGCCGGGATGCCGTCCACCGTGCTCGCCACATCAATCATCGTCTTTGGTGTCTTGCGTCTGAGCGCGGCACGTTCGGCGGCGCGGAGTGTCTGCGCCTCCTGCCGCTTATAGGATGGGTCGTGAGCGGCGCGCTTGGCGGCGCGCTGTTCTGGAGTGAACCGCTGCGCGCGCGGCTTGTAGCCACCCCTGCGGAAGTACATCGGGTCACCTGCCCACTGGAAGCCGTTGCGCTTTGCATCGGGCTGGAGTTGCGCGAGTCCAAGCAGCGGCTTTTGCGCTGGGCGGTTCCTGAGTGCGCGGACGATGCCGCGCGTGGTGGTGGCTGTGCTGCCTAGCGCCTGCGCGGTTGCGCGGGCGCGGATGAGTGTGGGGTGCGTCGTGGTTTTCATGGTTTGTCGGGTTGTTTGGGTTGTGTGTTAGGGGCTGATCCTGTCCGCCGTTGCGCGGGCTTGCTCGGCGCGGATTCTGTCAATCTCGCGGCGGCGGCGGTTCGTCGTGCGCACGAATGCGCCCCGGCGGGACAGTTCGCGCCGGGCTTCGGCGAACGTGGTGCCGTTGCGCTGCGCGAGGGTGATGGTCAATGCGTTCAGATCGTGGGATTTTATGGGTTTGGTTTTGGGTTTCTGGTTAAAGCACCCCCGCAGAGCGGAAGGAAAAATGGGGCGTGGCGTGGCCTGCCTTGCCGACCACTACGTGATCGAGCAGGTTGATCTGCATCAGGTTGGCGCAATCTTTGATGCGCAGGGTCATGCGGCGATCTGCGTCGCTCGGCGTGGCGTCGCCGCTCGGGTGATTATGCATCAGGATGAAGGAGTGACAGGCGCCCACGATGAGCGGGCGGAAGATTTCGCGCGGGCTGGCAAGGCACTCGTTCAGCGTGCCGATGGAAACGAAAACGTGGCCCTTCAACTTCAACTTCGTGTCGAGCATCAGCACCACCAGATGCTCCTTCTCGCCGTCGATGTTCGGCGCGATGTTCGCGTTCCAATATGCCGCCGACTCATCGGGCGTGCTGCATGACGCGGCAGGCGTTTCATTCTGGCGGACGACGCACAGCCGAAACTCGGCGGCGCAGTTCGCGTAGTTGACCGGAGCCACCACGGGCGCGGCTGTGGTCTCGTTGAGTTTCGCGCGGCGGGTGGCCCACGCTTGTTTTGCGGATTCGGATGCGGTTTTCATGTGCGGAGAGAATACGCTTCTCGCGTAGTTTTGTCGAGTGGAAATGTGATTTATTTTTCACGGTTCAGTTAGCCACCCACCATCGGCACCTGGCCGCACGGCAGGATGCGGAAGTCGAGTCTGCCGGGATAAACGGCGCACCCACGGCGCGTCTCCCGCACGATGCGGTCGGCCTGTTTCTGTGTCAGCGGTCCCTCGCCGTTTGGCTCCCAAGTCCCGGCAGCGCCCCCGTGGAAGGCGGAAGCCACCTCGTCCTGTTTGATCCAGATGATGAATTTTTTCATGGCTCAGTATTCGCCGGTCAGCATGGCGATGGTGTAATTTTGCGTAGCGTCCTCGCAGATGTAGGTCGCGATGTAGATCGGCTCGCCACCCACCATGTATTTCGAGAGCAGCCTGCCGGTGCCATCGATGATGTCGTGCTCGTTCGCGTCCTTGTCCTCCTGTTCGAGATCCCCCCAGTCGCCGGCCAAATGGCGGCGCATGGCGGAATGAAGATCGAAGGCGTGGCGCTCGGATTCGTCAGCCACCACTTTGAGGCCGGCTGTGATGTGAAGCGGGCCGGATGTGAAGCGGCTGCTGTGGGAGACAGCCACCCCGGAGGCGACGCCCCCGTGATTTCCGTCCACCGTGCTTGCCACCCCTTGTGGGATGGGTTGGTTTTGTCGTGTGCTCATGGTCGTGTTTTGGTTTGGGTTTTCTGTTCAGAGGATTTCGTGAAGCTCGACGCGGAAGCGCAGGCCACCCACCACGAGAACGGTCTCGCCGGTCTCGCCGTCCTGCCGGACGCTGTGAATGCTGAACTCTTCGCGCGCATCCATCAGCGCGGAGTAAATGATGGACTGCACTTCGCAGGCGGCGGAATTTTCGGACGGTTTTCTGTGGATTGTCGTGGCTGGTTTTCTGGTTTGGGTTTGGGTTGAAAGCTTAGGCGGCTGCGGCCACCTCGATGCCGAGTGATTTCAGTTGCGCGAGAATCCAAGCGGCGGCGCTGGACTCGTTCCAGAGTTGCGAGGCACCAACATAGATGTCGCCGCGCATAGATTCTGGCACATTGCTTACCGGGCCGTAGTAGTCATCAGGGCCAACTTCCTCGGATGGATTGATCGTCTCGTGGATTGCGAAGCCGAGTCGGCGGAATGTGGCAGGGTTGGCGAGCGCGAACGCGAGGCGGTCAATCTCCACTGGTTCCTCGGTCGCCTTAACTTGCGCCTGAATGCGCAGCCCGCGTCCTGTCTCTGTCTTGTCGACTTGCGTCTCGGTCACAAGCAGGACTTCCACACGCACCCCCTGTGATTCCAGAGTGTCGATGAGCGCAACCGTGGCCGCGCCTTTGATCTGCATCTGCTCTGGGCTGACACTGGCGCTGGTGGTCATATTGAAGACTACCTTGGCGAATTTCGTGGACGGCCTTTCTGTCGCCACCTCGTGAAACTCGATCATGCACTCAGGCTCCCCAGTCACGAAGCGGCCAACGTCCACTTCGCTGCCGGCCAGTTGCCAGTCGCAAATCTGCTGCACCCCCATACTGGACTGGATACGCTCGCTGATGACAGCGCGGAACTTCTCAACAATCGCGCGCCCGTCTGCCCATCCATTGCGCGCTAGGTCGATTGCTTCCTCCCATGTCTCAGTGCCACCCCATCCGCGCTCGCGCGCGATGCGGGACCGGCGCGAGACGCCAGCGAACGCGGGACCCTCGGCGGCTGTTACAAAGTCCGCGAAGCTTGCGAAGTATTTCGTGATCATCGTCTTAGGTGGTGAAAATTAAAGTGCGGCCCCGACCTTCGCGCGGCTGTCGAAGTCCATGCCCTTCCAGAGCACCGAGTCCTCGACTTCGGACTGAGCCACCCCGGCGGCGAGCATCTTCGCGCCTGAGAATGAAGCGCGCGGCGAGACGACGTGGCGAATCTTGAGGCGAGCCACCGCCTTGCGGACGGCCTGCACCCTCGTCACCCATGCGTCGTTGCCGGTCAGGTGACGCTCTAGCGATTCGTCATACGGCCATTCAAGGAAAGCGAACCTGTCGATGCTGGCGGCGTCGAGTTGATTGCGGCCCACGTATTGCCTATCTGCTCCGGTGCCGAACGTATTAGCAGCGGCCACGCAGCGGAAGTCCTTGTGACGCTTAACCATGCCATCCGGGAAGCTGCATGTGCCATTGGCAAGCGCGGCGTTCAAGATAGTTAGGACGTTAGCGTTACCGGCATCAACTTCGTCGAGTAGAAACACGCCGCCTTTTTCAAAAGCCGAACGAAAGACGGTGCCGACGTATTTACCAGTCGCATCCATATAGCCAAGCAACTGAGCCTGCGTCGTCTGCGCGCCAACGGACTGGCAATAGAAGTCAAGCTTCAACATATCAGCGCACTTCTCGGCAGCTGTCGTCTTACCGCTTCCGGCTGGCCCGACAAGATAAGCGTGCAGGCCGCAAGAGAGAATCTGAAGGAGCGAGCCAAAGCGAAAGTGCTGCACCCCAGCGTCCGCGCTGATGTTCAGTTTGGGGATCTCGATGGTGAGCTTGCGCGGCGGCTGAGGCGGCTGGACTTTTTCCAGAGCGTCGAGGCGGACAGCGAGCGGCTGCACGTGAGCGGCGACCGCCTGTCCGATGGCTGGTTTCAGTGTGTCAACCGTAGCGCACATGGCGGCGGCGATCTGTTCGGCTTGGCGGCGGCGGCGGGTCTCGGCGGCGCGGGCACCTGCTCCGGTGCGCTTTGGGGTTTCGATGGTGGTCATTGTCGGGTCTGGTTTGGTTTGGGTTTGGGGTTAGAGAGTGGCGAGAGCTTTGGAGGCGGACCCGCGCCGCGCGATGAGCGCCGCCGCTTCAGCTTTGTGAGACTTCAGCGAGCGCGCGGTGCAGTTGCGAACGTGGCTTTCGATGTCCGCCGCTTTCACGCCGTGGTTAATATAGGCGGCAACGTCGCGAGCGAAGCGCGCCACCGTGCGCGCCTGACGGCTGGAATTGCAGCGGCGGCAGGCCGTCACCAAATTGGATTCGTGATTGCTGCCGCCGTTCGTGTGGGCGCGGAGGTGATCGAGTGTGAGAATCGCGCCGTTTTCCACGGTCGCACCGCACCAGGCGCACGCGCAGCCGTCGCGCAGGTAAATGGCGAGGCGCTTCGCCTGGCGAATCCAGTTCATCCCCTGCCACTCTCCGGCAGTGCGGGCGGTGGCTTTTGTGGCGGTTTTTTTGTCGGTGCGTTTGGTCTTGTTCATGGGATGAAGATACGCGGCTCGCGTAGTTTGTCACCACAATTCTGCATTTATTTTCGCTCTCCCGGTGTAAGGGTGCGTGTTTTGTGGGCTTTACGACGAAAGATTTTTTTCGTCAGGGGTGCGTATCGGCTCCAGACGGATGCCGAAATATCGCGCGTGTCCACCGGGATTCAGCGCCTCGGCGCACTCCACCACTTTGAACTTTCGGAGCGCCACCCCCAGCAGCGCCCCTGTCGCGAAATCGTGCAGGTGTCCGCCGAGGCTCTGCGGCATGTCGTGCGTGAATGCGATTCCGAGCGCCCCTTTGGCGGCCCCGCTCAATCCACCACCGCCGCCCATCTGGATAAGGCCCACGGTCAGAAACACCGTCACCGCGTGATCGCACGTCGAGAGAAGCGCGAGCCAGTGCGCCCACGGCGAGCCGTAGGCGTCAAGGTCAACCACGTCCTGACCCCACCCCGGCTGCGCCAGGATGCGCTCGCTGTCGATCTTGATGCGGCCCTTCGCCGGCTTCACGTCCACGCCCCAATACTTCACCGCGTAGTCTTTCCGCAAGCGGCCCCACACCTCGCCGGACCCCATGAAGCAATCGAGCACGCTGCGCGCTGGATAGCGATTCAAGAAGCGCCTGCGCAAGTCGAGCTTGGCAAAGATATTATGATTATCAGTTTTGGTTTTCATCGGCTCCGAAGTCGCTGATCGTTGTCTCTACCATCGTTCCTGTGATTTTTGCGATAGCCTCCACTGATTCGTTAATCTCGCCAAAGCGCACGAGCGGGATTCCGATGAGCACCCACGCCATTTTCGGAGGCTCCTGCACAGCCACCTCCTTGATGTCTGTCTCTGGTGCCGTCGCGGTCATCAGTTCTTCCAGAGCCTCGCCGTCGAACCCTGTCAGGTCCATGTCGAACGCCCCGGTGTCCATCTGCTCGGCAAGGTCTTTCAGCATCGCGCGATCCGCGTCGGCGAGTTCGGCTAGCCGGTTGTCGGCGACAAGGTGCGCAAGCTCATCTTCGTCGCTGGCAAAGTCTTGCTCGTCCACTGGAACCTGAGACGCGCCAAGCAGCCTCGCCGCTTCGAGCCTGCCGTGGCCGGCGACCACGAGGCCGCTGCGCTTCGAGACGGTGATCGGCGCACGCCACCCCTGATGCTTGATGACCTTTGCCAGCAACGCAATCTGTTTTTCGCTGTGCTTATTCGGGTTGCGCGGATTCGGACGAAGCGAGACGAGATCCGCCATGCGCAAGTGCGCGCAGTGGACCGGGATGCCGGATGTTTCAGCGGATACCCTGCCAAGTGTTTTGAGTTTCATTCGGTGCATCATAAACGAATCGCCAGCAAGGTCAAGAAATACGCAACACGCGCAGCCACCCCGTGCGCGAAGCACCCACGGGCGGGCCGTCCACCCCTGTAGCCACCCCTGTAGCCACCCCTGTAGCCACCCCGGGCTCGGCAGGCACCGCGTTGTAATGTGCTGTTTTTTTAGCACTATCTGCGCGGGGTGGGGAATTCGGAACCTAGGTAGAGGAAAAACACCGGGGAGAACCTATGGCCACCCCCCTTACCTGTAGCCACCCCTGTAGCCACCCCTGTAGCCACCCCTGTAAGCCACCCCTGTAAGCCACCCCTGTAGCCACCCCTGTAGCCACCCCTGTAGCCACCCACCACGGGAGGTCGTAGCCGCCTCGTAAAGAAGCCACCCCTGATTTACGCACAAGCCACCACGTCGCAATTACGACAGCCACCACGGTAGTTTTTTATCAGCCACCACGGACATTTATTCAGCCTGAGGATGCCGCACGGAATCGCCGACTGCCACCGCCTCCCTGCGCGCCTTCATCACCGCCCTGCCCTTGGCAGCGTTGGCCTGCCTCGCGGTGATGCTGGCAGGCGTGAGCGTCTTGGGCTTGCCCTTGGCTTTGCGGCCAAGAGCTACGGCGTGCGGGTCTTTCATGGGTGATACGCTAGAGCGGTTGCGTGCGCGTGTCAAGCGCGGCCAATGCCGCGCGCGTATTGCTCCACGTGCTCGGCGTGCTCCTGCGCGTAGCCGGGGCAGCGTTTGAGTAGCCACAAGTGGCAGGCGAGGCGGATGTCATGCAGGTCTCGCCGTGTCGTTTGCTGGATACGGCGTCGCGCTCCTTCCAGCGGCTGCGGTAGTTGAGGTGGGTGTTTGCGCTATGGGTGCGGTTTCTCATTTTGGGGTGGGGCTAGCGGTTGAGTGTGCGGAGAAAGGCTTCGGCGCGTTGGGCGGCGGTGGCGAAAAACGCAGCGGTGATTGCAGTCATCGGCCCCGCTTCTGGATTGTGGTCGCGGCGAACGA